TTTTATTTTTCTTCTTTTTTACCTCTAGACTTAGCCTTAAATGGCTTCTTTTCGGTAGTATCAATTCCTAACTCTTTAGCTACTTCAGTAATATCAAACCCTCCGAGTCTGCCAGCATATTCTGCTTTGAACTCGGAGAATTTAACATCTTTAAAAGCTAATTTGTTAAAATGACTCTTAACAAATTGCTTCATTAAGGTATTGTAACTGTAACAGTTGCCATTTCAAAGCCATCTTTTGAAAGGTTAACGCTTAATATATCAGCTGAAGTTTGCGCTGGCATTACGAATGTGTAAACACCATCAGCTCCTTCAGTTACAGAAGTTAATACTACAGCTGAAGTAGTAGTTTCATTATAAACTGTATAATCTGCCATAACCGCTCCAGTAAACGCTGGTAAAACAAAAGGATTACCGTAAATCACTTTGTTAGTTAATACAAAACCTGTAGTACTTGGTGAAGTTGCTACGCCAGTTACATCAATCAAACCAGCTATTTCTAATAAATCAGTAGTAATAGTTTGAGCGTCTAATGTTCTTAGGTCTTTATCTTTTACAGATTCTTTTACCATGAATTTCAAGTGTACATTTTGTACTTCTGTAGCAGTTGGTTCTTTATAGATAGCGTATAATGTACCTAATTCAATTTTAATAGGAATTAAATCACCGTTTTCATCAATAATACCAGTTAAATTACCGTTAATATCGATTTTATAGTAACCATATTTACCGTTAGCGAATGAATTTAAAACCCCTTCAAATTGTGGGTTAGCAAAAGCACCGTAAACAATACCATCATAAGTACGCGTACCTACCTTAGTATTATAAGAAACTCCATCAATATCTTGTGTAGTTGGTTCAGCACGTTCACCAATTACTGTTTTCAAGTTCATTACTGGATACCATCTTTTTGATTTATCCGACTGATTAATTAAAGCCGATACATAAGAAGCATCTACTGCATCTGAAGCTGAAATTTTGTTTACTGATCCATCATCAGCTAATTGTTTTACTAGAACGATTCCAGCATCTACATTTTTTTTAGGTACGCAAGACGGTTGCCCCGTATTTTCTGCACCATTGTTACAAGCATTTGTTGCCATAATTTAAAATTTAATTTTTGTGCTTTTTTAAAATACGCAAAGCAACTTAGCGTAATATTATTTATTATAACAAATTTAACTTTTTTTTATTATATTTTATGTATTTAAATCATAATTAATAATTATGGTACATCATTTACAATATCGGCTACTGTCATATTAACCATAGTAGCATCTAAAGTACCGTTTGTATCTTGTAAAGTTGGGTACGTGTCGCCATCACCCATACGCCACCAATTATTAGGGGCGCTTGTTAATGTGTTTAAATCAAAAGGTGAACCACTATTATAAATAGTAGAAGCGTTTGAACTTTCATCACTTGCCCATATTGCTAACTCATCTACATTGCAATCCCTCATATATTGACCTCCTCCCGTTTGTCTACCAAATCTAAATTCGTCAGTAACTATACCACCGCTAAAGCCAAAATTATCATTAGTATTAGTAGGTGTTTCTAATACTCCATTTTTATATATTTTAAAACGTGAATAACTTGTATTTATTCCACCACTTCCATTTTCAGTAGTTCCACCATCATAAACAAATAACCAATGATCCCAAACACCTGAAGTAGTAGAATTGCTGGAACTAAATATATCTAAATTATTATTATTAGTACCGTAAAATATAGCCATTCTTTGCCTAGAACCATTGTTACCATTATATCTTATTTGTACCCGTCCTTCATTATTTGTATCATTACCGCCAAAACATAATACTGTTTGATTTTGATTATTAGATACACCAGCCTTAAACCAAAAACCAACTGACCAAGCTGTACCAGTATTATTACCGCTTCTATAAAGAGGGTTTGAAGTATTAGCCGTTAAACTGCAATAGTCATTTTGTCTAAAAAACACGCTTTTTGTATTACTAAATGGAGGGCTTGAAACAGTTAAAACAATAGTTTCAGAATCTTCACCATAATAATTAATAGCTTTTACTGGTATGTTATAAGTACCATTAACTAAAGATGAACCGCCTATTAATTTTCTTACATTACCTTCTACATTAACAATATCAGAAACAGTAGATAAATCCCACTCATAACCTACCCCATAATCAGCAGTTAATTCATAATTAAGTGTTTGACCTTGAACTAAATTTACAGTTAAGTTAGAAGTTATTGCAGGAATATTACCACCACCACCGCCAGTAGCTTGAAAAATAGCGTTTAAATTATTAGTAGTAGTTTGCCCATCCGTACCCCATGCGATACCATTATTATCTTCAAATTCTGTATAGTCAATATCTGAAAGTATTTCTATATTCCTAGCAATATCAACTACTGAAAGTGTACTATCAGTTGGGTTATCTTGTACGGCTTGTAAATTATTTAAAAATTGCGCCCCGTTATTATCTTCAACGAATATAGCATTAGCGTTATTATCTCTGTAAATTACTATCATACACCCCCTTTTACAACTTGTATTACTGTACCAGCATTTTCTAAAGTACCGTCATTTTCTAAGTTAACTTGTATTTTAATGTAATTATCTTTTGTGTTACTATCACCCATATAAATTAAATCAGGTTTTAAGGCTAATCTATAACCAATGCCTGAACCACTATCTAAACGCCCTTTTATAGTTTCAAGTTGGTAAATACCAGCTCCCGTACCTAATTCATATCTAAACTTTAAAAGGCTATTATTTACACTAGGTGTTATTGTATAATCATTTCTAATAAATATAGTATCACCTATAAATAATTGTTTAGGATCAATATAACCAGTACTATTATCCATTAGTTGATTAATCCCGAATGGTAAATTTTTTAAATTAGTAAAAGCACCTAAACCATCATTAGGTATATCAGTCCAAGTATTAGCTAATAAAGTAACGGGAGTAGTACTAGTAGAAGAGTCATTATAATCTGCAAAACCGTTTTTTATTTTATCTTTTACGTTTATACTCATAGTATATTTCTATTTAAGTTAAAAGTAACAGTAGAACCACCACCAACATTAGTAGAAGTATAAACAAACCTAATATATTTAGGCGTAAAATATTCATCCTCAAATAATTCAGGCAATGAAAAGTTATTTATATTTTCATAAGTTGTAAAACTAGCTAAATCTGTAGTATTAGAAGCTTGAAATTCTATAGTAGGTTTAGGATTACCACCATTCAAAGTAGGAAACCAAACATTTAGCGTGTAACCTCTAAAATCACTCCATTCTATTGCATCTGTGGTAAAATCTGCATCAGCTGGATAAGTAACAACATCAGTTGAACTAACTCGTACCGTTATTTGTTCCTTTATAGCCATACTTCAACTTCTTTATGTTGTCCGTTATATTCAGGGTAAACCGTGTCATTTTCACAAATAAACCACTGTATAGTATTATAATAACCTAAAGCAACGTTAAAACGTTCATTTAGCCCCATTTGAATAGTAGTTACACTAGTCGCATTGCTAAATTCATTCTTTACATTACCACTAATTGTATTATGAAAATCAGAATCACGTACTATATTAAAATAACAAAAGCCTTTTAACATTTCCTTCATTCCTTTTGATTCTCTAATACAAGAATTATCATCTAAATAAATGGCATTGTAAATATCTAAGAATCTAGCCGTAACTGGAAGGCCTGTAATTGGATCTAAATCAGCTACAAATAAATTGTATAAATCAACCCCTAACAAATCACGCAAAAAATCAGGCTCATATTCTTCAATATAATCCTCTATCTTGTCGTTTTGATTTGCGCCACCATTACTAATAGCGTAAAATCCTGTAAAATCTGTAGGTGTTAAAAACATTTTATTTCTTTTCTTTTGGTTTTCTTGTCGCTTTTACTTCTTCTGCTAATCCGTTAGCAATTAATTTCTTTGCTATTGCATCAGTAGGTGATTTTATTTGACCAGCCTTTAATCCGCTTACGTGATCTTTTAATATCTTAATTTTCATAATATAAAGTCTTTTACCACCAAATGCCCGACACGTTAATGTCAGGCTTTAGTGTTATTATTTACTAATTATGGTTTAAGTAAAGCAGTAATTGAAGTTGAAACTGTACCAGTTACAAAAGCATCTGTATCATTTCCTTTAATTCTGTTTAATCCTCTCCATTCAACTAAAACAGTTCTCATGTTCTTAGTAAAATCATCTGAATCTAAACCTACTTGAATAGTCATTTCACCTCTTGAAAATACTGAAGCTTTTGAACCATCCATAGCTAAAAATGTATCTTGTGCAATTCCTGTATTTTTTACTACTGGAATACCATCTAATGACATTTGACCAGCTACATCTTGTAATCTATCTACATATTGTGCATCAGTCGCTTTAGCTAATCTTAAAGCAGTCATATCAGTAGGGTGAACAACATAAACACTAGTCATGTGGTTTGCTACTTCAATTTGATTATCAGCTACAGTTAATACATCAGCTATATTAGGATCTACTACACTAGTAGCAAATGCACCAGCCGCCCATGCAGTTGATTGTGGAATAATACCGTTTAAGTTTTGACCAGCGTTATTACCATTTAAAATTTGATCGTCAATATCTAAAGCTAATCTTTGTGTCAATTCGTTGTTAATTTCCGAACGCATAAAATCAATATCTCCTAACATTTCTGTAGATACTTTGATAAATGCCGTTCTTTTCTTAACAGCTGAAGAAACTACTACTAAATCAAAATCAATTTGATTTTTCAAAGTACCCTCTACAGTTCCATCAGGTGCTCCTTCAACTCCTGTTTGCTCAACCCATGAAATTAGATTTGAAGTTGCAACACCATTAGAAATTAATTCTCTAATAAACGTTCTTCTTCTTGCAATGTTATTAACACCCGCTTCTCTTTGTTCTACTGGTACATTACCACCTGAAACGTTACCGATAATAGTCATATCACCTACTACTTTCATAGTAACTTTACCTTGACCAGTTTCAGACATAGCTTTTAATTCTTCAGCTTTTTCTTCTAATCCTTTAGTTAAAGATTCTTTTGAAGTTAAAGATACGTCATCTTTAGATACATCTTTAGCGTTTTTAATAGCTAATCCCATTGTTTTAAGTGTAGCATTTAAATGCTCTACTTGTTCTTCTCTAGCTTTTTCAATTGCATCTGCTAAAGATTTTAATTCTTCTTTAGTAGCTGATTTATCTTCTAAATCATTGTAAGCTTTTTTTAATTCTTCATTATACTCTACGTATAATTTTGCTTGTGCGTCACCTTCCATTTTTTCAAAAGCTGACATTTCAATTCCTTTTTCTGTAAGGAAATCATTTAATGTTTTCATTTTATATGAATTTATTTAATTTATGACCTTTAGACTTAGTGCCTTCAGTATCGGTTTGAGTGTCTTTATCAGACGGCTCTATTTTTTGAGTGTCAGCTGGTGACGGCTCAATATTTTTATTATCTAGTACTCCAGTAGCCCCATTAGAACCCCTTAATACTAAACTAGATTCACCTATATTTTTAGCTTCAGAAACGATCCAAAAGTAATCTAATTCTTCAAAATCAGCTTTATTAGCTATTGTGTTAATATGGTTATCAAAATTAGTTTTTTCAGTTGCATCTTCTTTACTATCAGAATTTAATGCTAATTTGATGTTAACGTATTGCATCCTAACACTAGCTTCAATATCGCTACCTGATTCTAGCCATTCTTTAGCTAGTGGGTTTATAATATCGTCTTTAGCTACTTTATAGATTAACGCTTGTGTATTTCCAACATAATCTTTACCAATTGAAGAAAAAGGAATCTCAGCTAATAACATTTCAATATTTTCTTTTTTAGCTACTACATTAGCTAATTCCATTTTATGATCAGTTACTAAATAGTTTTTACCTTGTTGCTCGTTTACTGTTTTATTCCAAATACCATCAATATGTAAATCAGAATGACTATCTAAAATTTTAGTAGTATTAACAGCTATGTAATAATAATTTGAATCAGTTAAAATACCTTTAGTAGTCGTACCTAATTTAGATACATCAATAGATTTAGCATTAACACCTAAACCCTTTTCAAAAGATTTTTGTATTGTACTACGCTTCAAAGAAATAATATCAGATGCATTATCTTTTAAAGCCTTAAATAATTCTGCTTTAGTATCGTATGTTGTATTTAGTTCTTTGCAAATCATTTTTCAATGGTTTTATTTTCTTTCAAGGCTTTTAACTTCTCTTTTATAGATTTAGTAGCCTTTTCGCTTAATCCTTTTTTTCTTAGTAAGTCTTGTATTTTATTCGCTTTCGTTTGTTCCATCTGTTACAATTTTATCAGCTAATTCTTCTGTTATTCCGTAAGTATAAACTAACACTTCCTTTTTTGAATCGTTAGATATTGGCATATTCAGTACCACATTAAAACCATCTGCATTAATTTTGTTCTTCTCAGCTTCTAATTTTTGGTCACCTTGTAATGCTTCTACCTTACTAATGTCAATTCTAACCTCTTCATTAGTTCTGTATCTAATATTTAAAGGCTTAACAATATCTTGATTAAACTTACCAACTATTTTATTAAGGTTTGGCAGTATAGCGTTATTATACATTCCTTTAGTAGCTACATTCA